CCATAATGTGTGTATGCTTCTCGCCAAAGCGATCTTCACGCATTGTGTTTTCACGCACAGTTAACTCTTTCTCAAGCCAAGTACCAACTGTACCTTGGAACTCACTATTTGTCAGCGTTCCGAGTTTGGCCGCGACAATCTTCTGTACTTCCTCATGCGGCTTCATCCGATCGTCATGCGCCATAACCTCAATCCAATTTAAGCGGATAGGTTCAATGCCAGTAGGCACATCCGGTACAGTAAGTTTAGAAGGAGTGTAGTAACCAAAAGTAAGGTTACGCCGGAAGGACTCATGATGAGTTTCAACGAATCCTTCAAGGACTTCTTCGCTTCCGCGGTAAATAGTGATATAACCTGTATTATCAGCGCCAAACCCAAAAACATGGCGAGCATTAAAATCCATAACATCATGCTTTACCTCTTCGTCGGGGTACATTCTGGCATATTCAGCATCTGTATACCATCTTACCTTTTTAGGCTTTCCAGCTACTATCACATTGACATACATCTTACCGTTTTCACGGAAAGGTTCGCCATCGACTTTACAATTAGCGTAACTTTTTGCGACTGCCATTTTTTTCATCCCCTTTCATATAAAAATTATAATATAATTTTAAAAAAAAGTCAAATGGTTAATTTAAACCATTTGACATACATAAAACGATTTTATGGCATCGTATGCAGGTGCGCACTCCAGAAACTTCATTAATGGAAGAACATGAATAATATTGGAATTATCTATTTTATATACGCACCGCATTTCAAGCATGGCGGGATCACCATTCTTAATGCGCGGAAGAAGCTCCATAAGTGTTTGTGGAGTGTAACCTTTAGCTATAATATTCACTAATTTCCCTCCAAACTTGCTGGATATATTTATGTTTAATTAAGTCCTCAACTTCTTCATCGGTTTTTGTAGAGAAGTTATTAAAAATAGTATTAAGCATTTGTTTATTAGCAGAATGCATTGCACAATTCTCCCTTTTCTTATCCCACCATTCAAGTTCAGCTTGATAGGAGAACTTATCTTTTGTGTAGGCACGTGCCGCCCCAAGGAAGTCACAAACTTGCTCAGTAAAATCCTTCTCCTGCATAATCAGCGGGATTCCGCCCTTATCGAAGTTATCCATCCAATATTCATAGTGATGAGGATTGCGACCTTTGTGATGAAGCCAGCCGCGAGAGAATCCATTTTCTTTCTTGCATGCATCGATAGGAGAACCATTACCTGTCCAATATCTTACAGATTCCCAAAATTCTGTAGGAGAGTATTTAGACAAGTCGTGAGTTATTCCTCGCCAGGGAATTCCGGCGAGGAAACAATATTTTCTAACCCATTTACGATGTGTATGAATGGTCTTGAAATGACCAATAACTTTTTTAAGTGTAATCTTTTCCATTACGCATCATACCTTACAATATATTTAAACGGTTGTTTTTCAAGCCAGGACTTAGTATAGGTAGTTACCTTATAATAAGTATATTCTTCATCAGCGACATAAGCATTTTCCAGCCGCTTATCAAAATCTTCAGACTCAATAAACTTAATATAATCTTCTTTGGTCATAAAGTTCGTCGCGTAGTTTTTTATCCACGGTTCATACTTTATAGCATCCTCAAAGATGTTATTAAGTTCAGCATAATGCACATAAGGAATATCTGCGGGATCAAGATGAAAAAATTCCTGCGGGATAATAGGAAGCCAAATTCCTTTTTCATCTACCGTAGCTTCACCCACATCAATAATACCGACCATCCAGCCGCTATTATGATCTTTATAAAGTACACGTCGTCCAGCCTTTAGTTCACTTTTCATTAAATATTCGTCTCCATTAAATATTTTCTAAATAATTTCCATTGTAGTTCATCGATTAATCTTAAACCATAAATTTGAGTTAGTTTCTGTTCTTCAGAAAGCTGAAAATTAACTCTTGCTTCATCAAGGTTTTCGGCAATTTCTAAGCAATGAATATTATACGCATCTTCATTATTGGGATCTTTATCTTTCTTTGCAATAAGCGCAAGATCACGATTACCACCCATTCGCATATCAAGCACTGCTCCCGCATTTAAGCTGTTAAGAAACTGATAAATCATATCATCCAAACGTAATGCATGACTAAAGCGTTTGCCCGCGGACATATTACGTTTAGTTAGCTGATGTGCCATGCCAGCCATTGCATATAACATATGATGATAATTGCAATGTACCATATTCCACATTTTAGTATTATCATCAAGATATTCATGTAAAATAGGCTCAAAAATAGGATTATATACTTTATACTTACTTACAAAGTATTCAACACTATTAGGTGAAGTTTTCCGTAGCAAATTTAATGCACATCTAATATCTTTAAAGTTACAATGACCATCATCAGCAACAATTAAACCAGCTTGAGGTTCAGTCGCATTAGCAAGATCTCGTAAAGAAGGAAAAATTAAGGAATACGTATCAATATCGCTGCTTTCAGTATCAAGGTCATAGTTTTGACTACCGACCAAACTGGTCATCACCACAATATAGCCCTTGTTCTGTACAATTTCATGGTGACGTTTTACCGCGGCGAGAATAGCTTCATCTTCCTCTTTAGTTTTTCTGTTATAACCATAAACATTTAACATTCTTTTACCGCCTGAATCTTCCACTGAACACCGCAATATACTTTGTTCTTGTTATTTGCAACATTCAGTATTTTAGTATAAAAGGAATCATCCGTAGACTGACCAGCAAACTTTCTTTTAGTTTCCTGCAGTTCATCAAGAGTATGGATGATTGTGGTGCGACATTTAATAAATATCTCACCTGCATTAAGCAGAGCCACAAACTTAGTCAATCTTTCCTGAATTTCAATAGAATTATCCAGAAGATCATCAATTGCTTTACAACTAACTGTAACAGGAAGTTCTTTTTCTCCTTCTTTATTATAGACTTCCTGTTCAAGATCGCCATTCATCTTGGTATACTTAGCATAATTCTGATTGACTTCAAATGGAATCCAACGCAGATTTTTAAGACTATTATCACGGGTATTAGAATTGATGTGGTCAACCGTGCAAGTCGCGCTAAGATCTCCCATCCAGGTCATCGCTACTAGACGATGAACCCTCATGGCGCCTTTTTCTGTAAAGACAAAAGCATAACCGGACGAACCAAATCGTGGCTCAAGTAACTGCTTATTCTTAATCAATTTGACTCGTCCAAGTGTGCTGACGTATACTCCATAATGTTCATTTTTACGCCAGCGTTCAATAGTAAAGTGAATTCTCGGTAACATTTTTTACCTTTCCTTTCATTTTCTATAAATATTATAGCAGAAAATAAAAAAAAAGTCAAGTATTTACATACCTGACTTTTTATTACGTTACTCGTAGATGCTTGTAATAGCTTCATAGCGAGGTGCTAGAAGTGCATCATACATAAGATCCTGACCAGTCTTTCCGGTCATAATGCTCGTGAAAATAGACGGAGAAGCACCGCTTACAAGGGTTACCCCATCCTTATCCTTCATCGGAATGTTTCCGCCGCCAGAAGCAGCATTTACATTCCAGAAGATAAGCTTCGGCATCTTGTAACCGTTACGCTGCCACTTTGCTTCAACATTCTCCATAACGGAGCGATCCCAACGGGAGTTGTAGCAACGAGCGTGGTCAAACTGCATATCGCTAATAACGATTAGCGTCTCCGGTAGATCTTCCTGCTTAAGGTTACCACGGATAGCAGTGTTCAACACTAGGTCGAACGTTGCTTCGATGTTCGTATTCTCGCAGAGGTTTTGACGATAAATACGTTCAACCTTATCACAGAAGTCAATACCCTCAGTTGCGATCAACTGCGGACGAGAGCTAAAGCTAATGAAGTGACCCTGGAACGGTCCCTTCGCACGCTCTGCGGTGTACAGAGAGAGAGCAATAGCTACGTCAATCGGCGCAATATTAGTGTTACGGTAACCGCTGGTCATAGAGCCAGAAGTATCGCAAACACAAAGAGCATTAAGAGTTGCCCCATCGAAGTAATCCGTTAGGTTTTCCCAATACTTGTTCGCGGCAAGCCGATCGATATTATCTATACCTACCTGAGAACGGCTGTAATACCAACCGCTGCAACCCATAGCTTCACGAGCCTTCTTAACGACATCGTAAGGATACAGCGTTCCCGCGTTTACCTTAGTCTTGTCGCTAGACATGAACTGCGCGTAACGGGCGCTAGTTTCCGCTCTACGGGCGAAAGCCTTAGAGTAAAGCAGACCAGCACGGGACGGCAGCTTCTGGAACTCGATTTCATTCCAACGATTCTGAGACATAAGAGTCTCTACAAGGTTGCAAGCCTTGCGGCCCTCGGAAAGCATCTTACGGTATTCCTTTTCAGTCATACCGAACTCACGCGCAAACTTACGTCCACGCTCCTGCGTGTTCTTCGAGGACGTATTAATAGAGGGCATCCACTTGTAAACAAGGTGATCCTCATTCTTATCAATAACGTACTTGATGTAGCCCATCATCTGAGCTTCAAGGTTGGTGCCGAAAAGCTCAAACAGGTCATCATAACGACCGTACTCCGGAACAAACTTAATCAGATGTTCCATTTCCTTTGCATAGTTCCGAGCAAGCCACTTAATAGCAAGACGGAAGAAGCGTCGTTCTCCTTGCACAAATAAAAGTATTTTTATACTTTCGCAGACTATCTCTTCACCCGCATAAGCGGGGCTCTCCACTTCATTCAGTGCTAATCTCTGAATTACAATTAGTCGTTACACTTTCAAGAATTTTCCACTTATATCCATATGCAACTTTATTTTGTCTTGCGGCTTTAGATAACCAACCGTGCGAAATTTGTAAAGCTGCTTCTGCGGCCTTGATACCAGGATAAGTAGCAATTACTTCTCCGGTATCTTTGTCTAATTGTTGAATTGCGGTTTGTCTTTTAGCCGCGGCATCATGAATCTTTTTTAGGCTTTCTTCTGTATGATGTTTCCCATAAAATGGATTATTTTCACCAGAAAAATAATTTGGATTGTCTTTTAGAAATTGTTGATATCCATCAAGAACTTTTTGTCTATATTTTGGATCATTATTATTTTCAATCATACGTTGGCGATACATTTCATTCATTTCTGGATGTTCCGCACGAAATTTTTTTATAGACTCGCCTTTCTTTTTTCGCTCTTCTTCTGATTGAGATCTGGAAAAACCAGGAGTTCCTTCACCGCCAATAGTAAGATTATATCCATTAGGAATGTAGGTGTTATATTGATTTATCCAAAATTGTTCTCTTTCGGGAAGCTTTTCATCCTCTACTTCTTCAATTATTTCAAATGTAAAATTATTTACTCCGTGTTCATTCATAGAACGATGTAAATATGATTTATCAGAAGCAGATAAATGCCTAGCAAGATAGCGATGTTGATACCAACGTTCTTTAGCATTTTTCTTTGTAGTCAATCCAATATATAATTTGCCATCAAAATTATTTGAAATTTTATAGATGAAACCCATAATAATTCCTCCTTTTATATTATTTCTTTCATAAGGATAGTAGAATCATTATGAAGCAAATTCACCTTTTTCTTCTCATAAGTGAAAAAATTTTTGCTTAGCACGGTATTACCATGTCCATTTGGATTTAGGTTCCCTTACCCATAATGTAATTACTTACTTCTGGACCGTTAGCCACATTTCTGTGACACCCTTTTAGCATAGGTTCAAAGAGTTTTTTACTAATCATTACTGACTAGGGAGGCTCAGGCAACGAGCTTACCTCCACGAATATCCCTCAAATAGAACAAGCACTTTAGTGCAATAGTCGGATTCTCCTGATATGCATTCGAAAACATAAGAATACAATCGCTATCTGATGCGCCACGCATCGCGGCGCCCTGCGCAAACAGGTCATATACCTTAGTCATAGTAGACTTATAGGCAATCGAACCATTGGTGGTACGAGTTACGTTAGCCTGCTCCTGCAGGCCTCTCAAAAGTTCATTCATATTATCATTCTCCTTTTCATCTTGGTCGTATACACGACTGCTGGATTTTTTTCTTTTAATCTCTCGAACAATTATATTATAACAGAATTTTATTCAGAAGTCAAATGTTTAATTTCATCAATTATTTGAGAAATTTCATCACAATACTGGTCTACTTTATAAAGATAATACCTATCTTCATAATCACCGCCACTTACTCGGAAGCAAAGATACCAACCAGGATTGTCATATGCATCAACATTACAATTAAAGTCCCATTTTACTGCCTGAAGATACTGAATATCTTCTTTAGATTTAATGAAATAAATACTATCGCAGTAACTAATATC